TACGAAGCAGAGCAACTTTTAGACGCAATGACTGAATAATGAAGATACTAATAGCACTTGGTTTAATCACTTTAACGACCTGCACTTCTAGTTCTAAAATTGCATTTAATCGCATGACAGGGCTAGAGCTAGCTTCATACAATGAAACAGTAGAAATGCCTCAAAAAGTGTATTGTTTTGAAGAAGTAAGAACAGGTACTTTTATAAAGAAAAGATACTGTTTTTCCCTAGCAGAATTAGCAACTGAATTACATGATAATGCATTATCTCTAGGTACAATAAATTATTCACCAGTTAATAGATATGCACCTGGATATAATGATAGATGATTGAAGATATTTTAGAACAAAGAGGGATTAAATATCTCTCTAAAGGCAAAGATTATGTAGTAAATTGTTTGAATCCAGAACATGATGATACTAATCCTAGTATGCGCATAGATAAAATTACTGGTATTTTTCAGTGTTTTTCTTGCGGGTACAAAGGAAGTGTTCTTACCTTGTTTGATGAAAAGATAAACCACTTACAATTACGTCGAGAACTTATTAAACAAAAAATTATAGAAAAGAAGGCAGAAAGTATTGGTTTATCTTTTCCCTTTAACTATACCCCTTATCTGGGTAACTGGAGAAATATACGCCCAGATACCTATAAAAAATTTGAAGCGTTCCAACATACCAACCCAGATTTTATTAATAGAATAGTTTTTCCTATACGAGATACGTCTGGTAAGATAGTTGCTTTTAATGGGCGACATTTAACAGACGGAATACCTAAGTATAAAATTAGTCCTAGAGGCTCTAAAATGCCTCTCTTTCCCTCAGTAGCCCCTAGAAAAGGAAAAGTAATTCTAGTAGAGGGTATATTTGATGTGATAAACCTACATGATAAAGGCTTAACAAATGCCGTGTGTTGTTTTGGCACATCAAATATAAATGAAGATAAATTAAGTATGCTTTTTATACGGGGCGCATCAGGAATAGATGTTTTCTTCGATGGAGATGAAGCCGGCCAAGAAGCAGCAAAAAAAGTAGAAGCTATGTGTGAGAGAGTTGGTCTCCTTTCTAGGAATATATGTTTACAGCATACAGATCCTGGAGCATTAGCACAATCCCAAGTTGATAAATTAACGAGTAAATTATATGCCTAAAGTTGCATTAGTAGAAACGAAGCCTAGTAGCACAGATTACGTTAAACATTTCGGAGAGGAATTCTCCTTCGATCAGTATCAATTATGTTCAGACCCCGCAATCAAGAAAGTATTAAAACGAGATTGCGATATTGACATAGACACCTCATTATATGATTGGATTATTTTAGTAGGAAGTGAGTCTTTGAAATACTTTACTAAAATTAATTCAGTCGTGGAATACTCTGGTAAGAAAGTTGAAAATAAGTTTTTACCAGTAATTAATCCCGCCATGCTCGCTTTCAAACCCGAAGCTCAAAAGACTTGGGACACCTCAAAACTTAATATCATTAAATATATTAAGGGCGAAATAGAAGATGTGGTAATTGATGATAGTATTGCTTTTGGAATTACAGAAGCTAAAGAAGCCGAAAATTTTATAGATAAAGCTCTCGCACATGAAAATAGCTGCATAGCCCTTGACTCAGAAACAACTAATTTGTATCCTAGAAATGGGTATATGTTGGGAATGTCTTTGTGCTATGATGGACAAACAGCAGCTTATATTAGTACTGATTGTATTGATTTTCAAGGAAGAATAGAGAAAAAGTTACAAAAGTTATTTAATGAAAAGACTGTAATTTTTCATAATGCTAAGTTCGACTTAGCTTGGTTTGAGTATCATTTCGGATTTACGTTTCCAAAGATAGAGGATACTATGCTTCTATCTTATTTGATCAATGAAAATCCAGGGCATCACGGATTAAAAGCATTAGCATTGAAGTATACTCCTTACGGAGATTACGAAAAGCCGATGCATGACTGGATAGATAACTACAGAAAGGAAAATAGAATCCTTAAAGGCGAGTTCAATTATCAAGAAGTTCCTTTTGATGTAATGAAAACATACGCAGCTATGGATGCATTAGTTACATTTAAACTGTTTGAGAAGTTTATAAAAGTTAAAGAAAACCAAAAACTAGCTTGGGTATATGAAAACTTATTACTTCCAGGTACTAGATTTCTATTGAACATCCAAGAAAACGGTGTTCCTTTTGATAAAACAAGACTAATTATAGCTCAAGATTTAATGCAGCAAAACATTGATGAATCTATCAAGTCTATGTATAAAGATTTTGATATAGAAAAATTCGAGAAACTAAATGGTAAACCTTTTAACCCTAATAGCACTGTACAACTTCGGGGCCTTCTGTTTGATTTTATTGGCCTTAATCCTACTAATAAGAAAACTGGAACGGGGCAGCACTCAACAGACTCAGAAGTCCTTAATAAGCTCGCAGAAAAATCTGAACTTCCCAAACATATCTTGGCAATCCGTCAAAAATCCAAAATTAAAAATACTTATTTGGACAAAATCATACCGCAATTGGATAAGGATAGCCGTCTTAGGACTTCTTTTAACCTGCACTCTACAACTTCTGGTCGTCTTAGCAGTAGCGGTAAGCTAAATATGCAACAAATTCCTCGAGACAATCCAATTGTCAAAGGATGTATTACAGCCTCAACGGGGTCGCAGATAGTTGCAATGGACTTGACAACCGCAGAAGTATATGTCGCCGCAAAGTTGGCAAATGATGAAGCACTTATGGATGTATTTCGAGAGGGCGGCAATTTTCACAGTACAATTGCCAAAACAGTATTTAAGTTGCCTTGTGAAGCAGAAGACGTGGCCAGGCTATACCCCACTCAGCGACAAGCTGCCAAGGCAGTAAGTTTTGGAATCATGTATGGAGCCGGGCCACATAAAATTAGCCAACAAGTAACAAAAGACTCTGGAAAACCTTTCAGTGTCAAAGAAGCCTCTGAGGTTATATATAATTACTTTAAGTCATTCAAAAAATTAAAAGAATGGATTGAAAAAAATCAAAAATTTATAGAAGCTAATGGATTTGTGTATAGTTTTTTCGGCCGCAAACGGAGATTACCAAATGTTAAAAGTAAAGATAAAGCTATTAGAAGTCATACCGTTAGGTCTGGTCTTAATTTTCTGGTGCAGTCTACTGCTTCTGATATTAACCTCCTCGGCGCAATAGAAATGAACGAATTTATTGAAAAATCAAATATGAAAGCTAAAATATTTGCTTTAGTACATGACTCTATATTAGCAGAAGTACCAAATGAAGAGCTGGATATATATTGCAGTTCATTACAAGAGTTTATTCAAAGAGATCGAGGTATCTCTATATCAGGCGCTCCTATAGGATGCGATTTTGATACAGGAGATGACTACTCAATGGGCAAGTTTGAAGATCAGTATGGAGACTATATGAATGATAGCCCCCATCTTTTTATAGGCTCAGAGTATGATAGTTACGTACAAAACACTGGATAGAATAGAGTTTCCAGTATTTATTCTACCATCAAGTAATTGGGATTTAACAGACGGATTACTGTACCTAGATGGCGAACTGTTAGACGATAGAAATATGCCAGGAAAAACACTAGGGCAGCGGAGGCTTCAAACCCCTCACAAAGGGCTCCTACCTTTAAGAAAATCAGTTGATAGCTTAGTTGGTATTCTAAAACAGTATTCTTATTATTTTGTAGATAGTAAGGGGGTTCCTTTTATCTATCAAAAGACCTTAATATTGCCCTTAAAGTATAGAAAAATAAGAAAAATTGAGAAAAAAACTACCGCTTCTCTGATTTGGATAGAGAATTGGAAAGTTCCTTTTACTATACCCAGACCTCCCAGTCCTGATATGTTATGGGCAGGAGTTTTACTTATGCGAAAATACCCTTGGATAATTTATGAGTATTCTGAAACTAAAAAGAAAAATACTCGAAGGAAAGTATGAAAGCAGTACTAAGTAATAGGATTTATTTAGATGTAACTCCAGAAGTTCAAGATGAACTAGATAAAGAGTTAACATATGTAGTACCCCCAAAAAATCCAAAAGACCTAGTTCCACAGGTAATAAAAAACATGGCTGTTATACGTCCCGGAATAGTAACTATTCCTATAGGACGCACTGATTTGATACCTCATGGACATGAGATCGTAGATAAAAGAGTATTAAAACCAGAGACATTTCCTGAGTTCAAATATGACCTTAGAAAAAGTCAACAAGAGGTACATAATACAGTAGAAGATAACTGTATTATAAACGCTTGGGTAAGTTGGGGCAAGACCTTTACTGGGCTATCAATAGCCGGTAAACTAGGTCAAAAGACATTAGTAGTTGTCCATACTATCCCCTTAAGGAATCAATGGGCAAAAGAAGTACAAAAAGTATTTGGGTTTAAGCCCGGAATTATTGGTAGTGGCCAGTTTGATACTAACAGTCCTGTTGTGATAGGAAATATTCAAACTCTTTATAGAAACATTGAAAAAATCCGTAAAGAGTTCGGAACTGTAATCTTAGATGAAATGCACCATGTTAGTAGCCCCACCTTTTCCAGGATCCTGGACACAAACTACTGCAGATATAAAATTGGCTTGTCAGGCACTATAGAACGAAAAGACGGAAAACATGTTGTCTTTAGAGACTACTTTAGCCCTAATGTTCTTAAGCCGCCTAAGGAGAATTTTATGTCTCCAGTAGTACATATACTACATTCAGAAATAAGATTTTTAGACGGCTCAAGAATACCTTGGGCTAATAGAGTTACAAATCTAGCGAGTAACGAAGAGTATAGACACACAGTAGCAATGTTAGCGGCTGCATATGCACAAAAGGGGCATAAAGTTTTAGTAGTAAGTGATCGAGTAGCATTTTTAAAAAGCTGTGCTGAACTTACGGGGGAGAACGCTCTTTGTGTTACAGGTGAGGTTCCACAAGAAGAACGAGAAAAATTAATAAATGAACTTCAAGTCGGAAATAAGAACGTATTATACGGAACACAAGCAATTTTTTCAGAAGGAATATCTATAAATGTATTAAGTTGTTTGATCTTAGGCACACCTATTAACAATGACCCTTTACTGACCCAACTAATAGGTCGAATTATTAGAAAAGAAAAGAATAAACTAACCCCTGTAATTATTGATATTCACCTCAAAGGAGATACTGCTAGAAGACAGGCGTCTAGTAGAATTGGATACTACATGAAACAGGGATATCAAATAAAAGAGCTTTAAAAAATAGTTCTTGACATTAACCTTAAAGATTGATATAATAGTATGTTGTTGTATGATTGGCAAAAAATATATAAAGCATCCGATGGTAGCGTTGGAGAAATATTTTGTATATTTGAAATGTTAGTAAATAAATCTGTTCCTACACACAGGAGCGATAAACTTTACCGATATAGCCAACAAGATTTTAATGGGCTAAGTTTCTTAGCTCATCCTGATGTCTTATTATATAACTCATATAAACATTCCTATAAGGAAATAGCTGCATACTTAGCAACTGCATCATTTAGAAGTATATCTGATTATGCTGCGACACAAACTACAACATTAGAATTATTGCATCTTCCATTTGCAGATTTTCTTGTTGCCAACATTAACGACAATAGTCTACTTCGTATAGATGAAGAAACAAATTTAGTTCACTTTTTATACGAAGAAGTCCCAGAGGAGAAACATTAATGGCTATTTCATTTAACCAGCAAAAGGGCTCCGCCCAAAAGAATTCCATCCTTAGTTACACTTATAAAGATGGAGACAACAAGGTTCGCGTCGTGGGCGATATACTCGCCAGGTACGTTTATTGGATAGAAGGAACCAATAAAAAGAACATTCCTTTCGAATGCCTTTCTTTCGATAGAAATATTGAACGATTCAATAACAAAGAAAAGGATTGGGTACGTGAGTACTATCCTGATCTCAAGTGTGGCTGGAGCTACGCTACACAATGCATCGACCCAACCGATGGCAAAGTTAAAGTTCTAAATCTAAAGAAAAAACTGTGGGAACAAATTATGATTGCCGCAGAAGATTTAGGCGATCCTACTGATTATGATTCAGGCTGGGATCTTTGCTTTAAGCGAGTAAAAACTGGGCCTCTAGCATATAACGTAGAGTACCAACTCCAAGTTCTAAAGTGTAAGCCTCGTGCATTAACCGAAGATGAGAGAGCAGCTGTTGAGGATCTCAAGTCTATGGATGATGTTATGGCCCGTCCTACTCCAGATGCTCAAAAAGAGCTTCTGGACAGTATTAGAAAAGCTAATATTGAAGAAATAGATGACACTCTTGAAGATGAATTTGATGTGGCATGATTCTATTTACTGCCGATTGGCATCTAAAGTTAGGCCAGAAAAATGTACCTAAGAAGTGGGCATTAAATCGGTATGAGTTATTTTTTGAAGCAATAAGAGAGAAAGAAAAAACGTGTAAGATGCACATAATAGGGGGTGACCTATTTGATAGGTTGCCCAGTATGGAAGAATTAGAATTATACTTTTCCTTTGTATCTAAAGCTCAGAGACCCACTTTAATTTATAGTGGTAATCACGAGGCTACTCGAAAAAATAAGACATTCTTTACTCAGCTAAAAGAAGTTACTAAAAGTATAAATCCAATGGTCGATATTATTGACTCTCTTTATGAGGATACGGATTTAGGCTTTAGTATTCTTCCTTACTCAGAACTTCATAAAGATAACAGCATTGAAAAGCTTAATCCTGATTGGCCTTTATTTACTCATGTGAGGGGTGAAATACCCCCTCATGTGAAACCAGAAGTTGATTTAGATAGATTTAATCCGTTTCCAGTTGTATTTGCGGGAGATTTACACGCGCATAATAATACACAAAGAAACATTGTTTATCCGGGCAGCCCTTTGACTACTTCTTTTCATAGAACTGAAGTATACACAGGGTTTCTATTTATTGCTGAGAATACTTGGGACTGGATGTGGGATGAATTTCACCTACCCCAGTTGCTTAGAAAAACCATAAAAAATGCTGAAGAAATGATTCCTACACAATATCACCATACTATATATGAAATAGAGGGAGATATTCAACAACTGGCATCAATTAAAAATTCAGAATTACTAGATAAAAAAGTGGTAAAAAGAAATTCTGAAACAGCTCTTTTAATGAAAAAAGAAATGACTATAGAAGAAGAGTTAATT